ATGAGCGCTCTGCTCTAACCAGTTGAGCTAGAGGAGGAAAGCAAAAAAAAAGAGTTACCCTCCCCGAAGCACCTCCAATCATCCAGTTAAGGACAATTAGGAGGTGCTCCGAGGAGGGGGGTTTAAGGGATAAACCCTTCAATAGTTCCAAGCTTACCTGTATAGTAAGAGTGATAGTGATCCCAAGAAAGTTCATAAACTTCTCCGAGGTGCTCTACGACCATGATATCATGAAAAGCCTCACCTTCTTTCTTTCTCATTTCTACAAACTCAACCATAATATAGGCTTTGTTCTGATTATAAGGAATGAAGGTTTCTGTAGTAGTCATCATAGGTCTTCCAACATAACAATCTCAACTTTATTAGGATTAGGAAGTTTCTTAAGAGTCTCGTGGTAAGCCTTAGCAACTACTACAACCTTACCCTTAGCCTGTTCAATAAAGCCTTGGTGGTGTACTGCGGTCCAGCGATAGATAGAGAAAGACCTTGCCCCGTACTTACGAGTAGCATTTGAGATGGTAGCTTCAATGGGGTCAGTAACAACAAAGGAGATGTCAGGTTTCCTCCAGAGGTAGTCGATAAGTTCTTCTGTGAAGGTATCAATACCATACACACAGCATACATCTAGGTCTCCGTAACGCTTGTAGTAATTTTCCTTTGAGACTTTGGGGTCAGCCTTTAGTCGAACTTTCGTAATAGGTCTGCCAGGGCTTCTTTTCTCACTCGACTTCTTTGACATTCTCTAAACTTTCTTTAAGTTCCAAAACTAGCTTATCCTTTGCAATCATAATCAAGTTTACCTTAGCTTGATAGTGAGAGATTTCTTGACTTGAAAAATTAATGAGGGAAAGTTTAGTTCGATTCTCATCACTCAAATCTTCAACAAAATACTCAACATCATTAATATGAAAGCTTGTTTTAGACTCTGTAGTATCAGCCATTTAGTAGTTCCTTAAGTTCATCATAACCACCAATAATATCAATAATTACTGGTACTGTTGTTTTATTAAGTTCTGTCTTAATTACTTCTACCCAAAGCTTCTTTTTAACTTCAGGAAGCTTGTCCAGGTTTTTATAGACATACTTAGTGTTAGTACTATCGAGGAGTGCCCTAGCTTTATCACAGTAAGGGCAATCACTCTTACCTAAAATAAAGTACATTAAGCTTCCTCTTCATCTTCATCTTCCTCTAAAACTGAGATGGTCATTTTTACAGCATCAGAGAAGATACCCTTAAAGATGTCTTCCAGACTCTGGCTAGAAGTGAAGTCAAGGCCACCATCAAGGTAACCTTCGAACATGTCTTGAATCATTTCGTCCAGTTGTTCTTCTTCACTCATTTGGATTTTCCTTTTCCACTCATAATCTCATCTTCTTCTTGCCAGATAAGATGGCTAATATCACTACGATTAATTCCGATATCCCGCAGTTCACGGTCTGTCAACGTGTTTAGCTCTTTAATAATTTGACGATGTTTACGCCAAGTAGCTAGGTATTTGAGGTAGCGGGTTAGCCACTTCTCTTCAATAAGTTTCTTAAGCTTTAGCATCATCTAACCTTTTTTGAATACTTAGGGCAGCGGACACAAGCATGTCCAGTACTGTTTCTTCATCCTCAACACTAGAAGAAAGCTCTACAGAACCGTCTTCAGCGAGGGCCAGTACTACTGCACCCCACTCGAATACTTCATCACAAGCATCAAGCACATAACTGTGACTACCATCATCTTCGTCTTCATAGTTGTTATCCGTTTTTGGATACTTGTCTCGAATAACAAACTCTACTACGTTTGACATTTAAAAAACACCAGTCATTTGCAAAATAGTTAAACCGATGTAAGTCATTACTACACTAGTGATAACGAAGCCAACAACTTTACCAAGGAGATAGCCCGAAGCTACCGCTAGTGTTTTCTTATCCATCTTTTCCATTTGATAGTTCTTCCATAATTTGTTTACGTTTACTTTCAGAGTATGTTTTCCATAGTCTGATATCTTCTAGGGATCTGCCACAACTGCTGCAGCAGACCCCCTTAAGTTTACATTCCCTTTTACAAGGTGAACTTATTTGTTCTTTAACGTCAGGTATCTTAGATCTCACAACCACCTGCACCGCAAGCTAGTGTTTGAGAACCTTCTGTGTTATCCTCAAACTCATACTCAACGAGTTTAGAGAAGTCAACTTCTGGCATAGCCTTTACAGCAGCCTCAAACTCTTCTTTTGTGCAAGGAGTATAAGGGGCTTGTTCGTAGGTGTGATTAGAGTAAGGCAAGAAGGAAATGCCAGTAAGGGCGTCAAATTGTTCATAACACCAAGCACCAACCTTCATCCACTCATCTTCTTTAACGTAGATGGTTACAGAAACAGAGTGTTCTGCCCAGTGCTTCTTAAACTTCAACCAGTTTTCCAGTTGCTCAATAGCTGTTTGTTCGTTAGCTAGAGTAGCACCCTCTGGAGACTTGATAGGGAAGTAAAACACAGTTGTCTTCGCAGGGTTCATAGCGTCTGGCTCGTTAGGCACCCCTTGATCTTTTAGGAGAGCTGTCAGAGGGTCCACGCTTGACTGACGTACTGCACGAATATAGTAAGGCGAGAACCGACCATGAATACCCGAAGCAGAATCTACAAGCTGAGATACAGTACCAGAAGGCTTAACTGTTGTAATAGCTGTAGCGGGGTTAATGCCAATACGCTTTGCAAACTCTACGTTTGTCTTTACCGCAGAAGCTTTCATAGCTTCCAAAAGTTCAGGCTTAGGGTTACGAAGAATCTTACAGTCTTGGATACCTGTCAAAGACACACCCAAGAGTGCTTCTTCTTCGCAGTTCTTTTGCCATACTTTACGAACGTACTTAAAGTCTGTAAGGGAGGCTTGCAGTGTACCGAGAATAGTCGCAATACGAATCTTACGAGTAAGTTCTTTCTCGCTGTCATCTTCTCTGCAAACAACTTCAGTAAGGTTACAGAGTTGACCATTACGAAGAGCAATCTCTGCACAAGGGTTAAGTCCAATAATCTGTTCAGCATCACGGCGCTCTGGCGCAAACCGTTGCAAACCATAACGAGATACAATACCCCGTTCACCAGAACCAGACTTCATGAGAGAAATCCATTCTTCCATGAATACTGCCATAGTGGGTTTTTGCTCATAGGCAGCAGAGTTGTTTGCCAAGGCACGTTGTGCATCGGTTTTGTACCACATACCTGACTTACAGTCACGCACTTCAGGATCTCCAAGATCTGATAGAGAGATGAGTGCAGAGCGACGTACACCACCAACAACAACCACTTCAGCAATCTTACAAACAATGTCATGGACTTCGATTGGGCGTAGTTTACGGCCCGCTGCTTTCTTAAACATAACTGTAACAAAAGCAAAGAGATCTTGGAGCGGTTCTGGACCAGAAGCCCGACCACCCATAGTCTTTAGGCGAGCACCTTCAGGGCGAATACGGCTGTAATCCCACTGATGTATGTTACCAAGGTAAAGTTCAGCAACAAGCTTTCGTAAGCCTTTTGCCCAACCTTCTGCACTGTCTTCAAGAGTAATAACACGACCTGTCTCCGTAAAGTTATCGTTAACAATAGGTAGTTTGTTTACATACTGAGCTTCAGCACTAAAGCCTACACCAGTTCCTGCCATCAAGATAAACAAGATTTCATCAAATACACGAATGTGATCTACAGCTGCAAAAGAACAGTTATAGCCACGGAAGTGATTTTGTTCGAGAGCGTTACCCGCTGACCACATGGCCCGCATGGAAGGCATTACTTCACGGTTGTAAACAGCATCTCGAATTTCTGCATAGTCCGCAGGGGTGAGTTTATCTCCCGCACGTTTCATCCAGAAACCAACTAGTCGATCTACAGTCTCTCCCCAGGATTCACGACGACCCTCGTCATCTAGAAATCGTGAGTAGCGTGAAAGGTGGATAAACGCTTCGTAAGGTTTCATTGAGTTCATAGTATTTTCCTTTTTGCTTACTACTGACAAGGTGATTATTGGGATTATCCTAATTGAAAATCACCTTGTCATTGTGCGCTAAATTGTTATTTGTTTTTCTTATTTTTCTTAGAGGTAATTCTAAATTCTTCGCTGAGAACAAAAGCAGTGTTTTCTTCTTCCAATTCTTCTTCAGCTACTTCTTCTTCAGCTACTTCTTCTTCAGCTACTTCTTCTTCAGCTACTTCTTCAACGGGTTCTTGCCCCTTTGCTTCTTCCCAAAGCTGAACATAAGCTACTTTTTCTTCCTCGGACATCTTCTCGTTGTTTTTAATAAACAAGTCCAAATGTTCTTTTGTTGAAAGAACTTTAATCCAGCTATTCAGGTGCTCTTTAAGTCGAGTTTTATTTACTTTATTTTCCACGTTTTATCCTTTAATTAAGTTTGTTCTTGTCTACCTCTAGCAACATATTCGCTGCGTAGTAAAACTGGTCTTTATTATCACTCTCTGGCGTATGCTCAAACTCATCTTGAATACCCAATATAAAAGACCTAACAGCGGGGCTCAGATCACTTATATCTGCTTCACCGTCATTGAGTAATTGGAGGATAATCGAGATATACAGTAAGCCCATTGTTTCATCTATCATACTCTTTTAAACCCTTCACTTGTGTTCATGGCCTCTTCTTCTTCATAGTACTGTCCCTCAGTGAGTCTTCCAGTAGGAAAGTTATAAAGCAGTGCTCCTGATGGCCCTGTAAGACCAGTATGACGACATTTGAGGACTTTTGTTTTAATCGTGTTTCTTTTAGCTTCATCTGAGCTCCCAACATCACGAGAAAACGCAATAATATCCATACAAATTTGTTTAATAGAACCAGAACCCTTGATGTCATCCATCGAAGGTAGTTGGCCCTCCTCAAAAGATTTACCACCGCTGTTTGTCTTACGTAGGTGACTAATCAGACCAATCCAGACGTTATGCTTCTTAGCAAGTCCAAGTAGACGGTTCATAATCTTATCAATCGCCTCGTTACCTGTTAACCCTTCACTGCCTTCAGAAGCAAGGATCGTGATGTGGTCAATAAAGATGTACTTAGCACCAGACAAGGCCATATACTCTAGGTGGTCCATGATTGACCCATCAGAGATAGAGCCGTGGTGGTCCAGAGGAAGAACACGATCAGACCCAAAGACTTTATCATAACCAACTTTAAGCTCTTCAAGTGGTACCTCCTCATTAGCTGAGTTACGGTTTAGAACCATACTAGCCATCTTAACGGCGTACTCTTCTGGGCTCTCCTCAAGAGATACAATACCAATCTTATCCTCAGTAGTTTCTAGCAAGTGAACTGCAATCTCTCTAAGTAGAGTTGATTTACCACTACCAGTGCCAGAAGTCCAAAGAGTAATTTCACCAAAGCGCATACCCTTTAGTTTGGCATTTAGCCCTACCATGAATTCGGGGTAAGGTACAGACTCCATTTCATTATAAGCAACCACACGATCCCATAGGTCTTCTTTGTTAAGAATACCAGCAGGTGTGTATTCACAGGCATCATAAACAGCTTTTAGAACTTTGT